CGATCGCCTCGGCATCCTCATGGCGCGCACGGGCTTCGGCGTCGGTCTTCGACCTGGTCGAGAGGGCGTCGAACCAATGTCGGATCCGTTCGAGCCGTTGGATCGCCAGAGCAAGCCTATCGTTTGCGACGGTGGTCATTTCAGCACCTCGTCGATCCAGCCCTGCACCCCGCACAGGCAGGCAGATGGAGCCATGCCGATCGTGGATGCTTCCCACGCACCTGCGGCTACCTCCGTGTCAGAGTCGTCGATCTCGTCGGCTGGTCGCAGTGCGCCAATAGCTGCCCGAGCCTGCGCGATAGTGACCCGCACCCTTGCGGCGCGAGAAGGATCAACAGCAGACAACCTCTTCATTTCCGCCCAGGTCGCATAGATCGGATCGGGGTATTCATCCTGAAAGGCCCAAATCGCTGCCGCGACGCGGTCAATGATCTGCGCCCTCGCGTCTTCGACGCTTCCTGGTGCAGGTGTTGCGGGTCGGCCGCCGCCCTCTATGACGCGGAAGGTCATTGCTGGCTCCAGAGAACTTCGCCGGTCAGACCGTCTTCGATCCGTAGGGTGCCGGGGTTGGCCTCGGCGTGCGCGTTCAGGTCGTCGTCGGCTGGCAGGTCGATCACGTAGAACATGGGCTCGCCATTCGTCAGGCGATGGAAGACGCGCGGCACCCACTGATCGCGAGGCGGCAAAGGCTTGCCGGTAGCGTAGGTCTGGCCGGTCATGGCTTCCATCCTTGGCGGGTGTTGTGAAATTGGCCGCAGCGGCGACAGGAGCCCCACAGGGCGCCGGGGCTCAGCGGGACGTGGCCGAGGAAGAAGCAGAGGAAGCGACGGATCATGCCGCCCTCCTCTTCTTCCGGCACTTCCTGAACCAGACGATGCCGAGCGCCCTCCAGACCGGGATGCGGTGCGCCAGGGCGTGGGTCGCGGCCTCTCGCTCGGCAGCGGCCCCGAGACCGCGGATTGTGTCGGCCAGATTGTCCTCGTCGGCATCGGCGTAGTCGGGGTCGAACAGGATCATCTCTGCCGCCCGGATGGCGTTGGCTGTCACCGGTGCGGCCTCGGCTTGGACCAGCACGTCGAGAACCCGGCGCGCGCCTGCGGCGTGGCGGCGACTGATCAGGGCGCCGACGGCTGCGACGGCCATGCTGTCCCCGACCTTCCAGCGATGCGGCCGGCTGGCGTGAAGCGTCACCCCTGCCCTGCCGCAGACCTGTTCGATGGTCAGGGCGTCTTCATCGCCAGCGGCGACGGCAGCCTTGTGCAGCTGCATCTTCGTGACGCCCAGCCGGTCCATGTTCTGACCGATGAAGGCGGCGGCGCGGTCGTGGACCGTCTCTGTCTCCACGATCATGACGGGGATCTTGTCGATGTGCGGGTGCGTGGCGGCGGCGATGGCCGTGTGCTGACCGTCGATCACCTCCATGCCGTCGTCGCCGAGGCTGCAGACGGGCGGCTTGAACTTGGTCCAGTCCCAGCCCTGCACGATGCGACGGATGAGCTTGATCGACCGCTCGGCCAGGTCTCGCTGATAGGCCTCGTTCACCAGTAGGTCGGTCGGGTTCACCCATTCGAAGATCGGTCCTGACGACGACGGCGTCGACGGCGTGAGCCCGGCACCGTTGATGGCCGTGATCGGGCGAAGGGCGTCCCTTTTCCCCATATCTGGGGGAAAGTCGGCGCCACCCTCAAGCCCAGTCGCGGCGGGCTTTTCGGGCTCGAAAGCACCGTTTCCGGTGGACTTGGGCGCCAACGCTGGAGCATCCGGCAAAGGGCCTTCCGGTCCCTTGTCAGGCTCTCCCGGCCTGATCTGTTCCACCGATAGGAAATCAGGGCGGTAGTCCTGGGTGGCCGTCACGGCGCTCAGGCCCGTGCGGGGGACTTCGTTCGGATCATGAGGCGCAGCCCACGGGGTACGGCCCGGCGGCGGATCGCCGAGAAGGGCGCCGGTGGCTATGGCGCGAGCGCGGGGGCCTTGCTGTGTCATGCCGCGACCCTCAGGAGGAGTTCGCAGAAGCCCATGCTCCCGACGCCGAGGGCGCCGCCGAACAGGACGAGCTTCCAGATGGCGACGCGGTGGTGCGCCGGGTTGCGCCAGCGCGGATAAGTCGGGGCGCGACGGAGCAGGCCGTCGAAGGCTATCAGGCCAATCAGGACGCCCATCAGTTGCGGGCCTCCAGCTGAGCCCCGTCGTCGCCCATGAAGAACTTGGCGACCAAAGGCGGGATCGGCAGGTCGAGCACCCGGATGGCGTTAGCGACAGCGGAGAGGATCAGGTTCGCCGCGTCGTCGGCATCGTCGGAGGCCGCATGCTGGACGGCATGCAACTGCCCCATCGCCGCGACCAGTTGGAAAGCGACGCCGCCCTTGCTCGCTGGCATCATGCGCAGGGCAGCGCTGGGGATGGCCGACAGGTCGTGATCGGCGCGGGAATAGGCCAAGATCTCCCTGGGGTGCAGGGCGGTCGCGTTGCTCGCGTCGTGCTTCTCGAACGTGCTGAGAGCGTCGAGCATCTCGCCCGAGAGATCCGCGACCGCGCAACTGGCGGGCAGCGGCGCCGGGATACGGCTCATGCGCCGCGCGTCCTGCACGACCTGCTCCGCAAAGCTCAGAGCGGCGCGCTCGCCGGTCCAGTCTTGGCTGAAGACCTGAGCCTTGAATGCAAGAGCTTCAGGCGTCTCGGCCGGCGTCGAGATGAGTGTTGCGACCGCGTCATTGACCGCCCGCAGCGCCGAATCCTCTTCCACCCGAAGCTCGGGAAGCCCGATTGCTTTCGAAAACTCAGCCCTAGCAACTTCGTGCGGTCGGAAGATCGCCAGCTTTTCCGCAGCCTCGTCCGGCGTGAGCTTCGGATCGTCACCCCAAGGCGAATGTACCGCCCGCTCGATGGACTGAGCCGAAAGGTAGTGGCGCCGACCAGGGCCAGGGAGGCGCAGAGCTTCGGGCCAGGGATGGTGCCGCTCGAGGTCGGCTTCGGCCGCTTCCAGAGCTGACTGGGCGATCCTCGAGCGTTCGACGGCGGCGAGATAGGCGTCGCGGGCGGCGTCCCATTCAGGCGACGCGGCGTCGCGATCCGCCCAGTCCTTGATGGCGACGTAGGCCGCGAGCAGACCATCACGCGCATCGTCGTGGTTCAGGTCTGTGACCGCTTGTTCGCCGCAGGAAAGGACATAGGCGCCGATCCGCTTGACCATCGACGCGGGGTCGGCAGGGGGCAGGAACAGCAGGCGGTGGCCGAGGTCGCCGACGCGCTTATGCTCAGCGTGCCAGGCCTCAAACTCGGCCGTCTCATCCTCGCCCCGAGCATCGACAGCGCAACACTCGTTCCAGAGCGCGGCAAGGCGTGGCTGCGCGTCCTCAATCGCCTGGATCAAGTCGCCCTCAGACACGGCGATGACCTCAGGTGCATCGTCAGGGGCGGCGGCATCGAAGGTCGCGACAGCCTCAGCGGCGTTCACGGCGTTTCGGGCAGCAGTCATCGCTCCGACGGAAGACCCGCCGGTGGTTCTTTCGGTCACGGCCTGCATGGCGCGCTCCTGGATTATCGGTGGATCAGGCGGCGGCGATCAGCGGCCGGAGTTCGTCAATGATGGTGCTGGACCATCGGAGCTGTCGGCTGTTTCCGGTCCCATTGCCCCGAGCCACATCGACCATGACGCCACCGGCGGCGACGCCCTTGTCGGTCGGCTCCCAAGCGCCAGGACTGCCGGACTGGAAGCCATGCTCAAGAAGTTTGGCGTTGATGAAGCGGGCCGAGACCTCGCCCAGCCGTTCGCCAATCTCCGTCGGCGTCAGGAGGATCGTCTGCTGCGGCGCGACCAGATGCTTCAGGCCCATGACGCCCAGCACATCGACGCCGGTGATGCGTTCGGTCAGGGCGTTGGCGCCCAAGGCCTTCTGATTGGCGTCGCGGATGCCCAACTGATCGCTCAGCGACTCGGCCCATGCCCACGTTGACGTCAGGGTGCGGCTGCTCGGGGGACGCTTCAGCCCGGCCGCGCGGCGCGGAGCCTTGGCCTTGCGCTCGCAGTCGATGAAGTAGCGGCGGACCATCCGACCCCGCTCGTTGTTCTCGACCATGCCCAGCTCTTTGGCCATGTCGATGGTCAGGACGTATTCGACCTGGCGCTGAGCCCGAGATTTTGCGCTCCCCGGATTTGGGGAGCTCAAACTTTCGAAGGTCTCGAAGTCAGCGCCCTTTTCGAACCCGTAAGTCCGAATGCGGTCCTTCATCCAGGTGGAGAAGTCGCGGCCGACCTCCAGGAAGGCATGGAGCGCCCGGCCATCCACGGTCTGGATGGCGACGCTGCCGACGGTCCCGGCAGTGACGGCCGGAAAAGCCGGGGTGTCAGCTACGGCAAGGGCGCGGCTGGCGGTTGAAACTGTGTCTGGGTGCGGCACGGCGCGGCTCCATCACGTGGGGTGATGAGCAACACGGTAACTCGACATCGCGTTAAGTCAACACGTATCTGTGTTAAAGTGCATGCACTGCCACAACCCGGTGGATGTCCACGGCATCATTATGGATGTCTACGTAGTGAGGGTCGTCGTGAGCTATGACGCTATTCGTCGGCGTCAGAGCGGGATCAATCGCAATCTTTATGGCCACAACGCCTTCAGCGGCCAAACTTTTCTGCCGAACAAGGCACGCATCGAAATGCCGGAGCGGCGAGTGCGGGCTTAAAAACAAAACATCGCCAAACCGAAATATCACATCCCCCATCGGACCGGTGATGTTTTTGGACAGCACGACGGCGTAGGTATCAGCCAGGGCCGCAACAAACGAGGGCGCCTCCACCATTTCGGTTAGGGCAAGTTCTTGGTTCGCCGCTAGCCGATAGGTGGAAATGAGCCTGCTATGTGTGGACGCGACACTTGCTTGAGCGCTGTGAATCAAAGCCGCCTCTTGCCGTAGGCTTACAGATCTCAGCGAGAGGAGCGATATGATCGGCGTCGTGTAGCGAGAGTGCTTAACCTCCCCCTTCTCGATCCGATCAATGGTTTGCTGGGTCGTCCCGACGGCCTCGGCTAGAGCCGCCTGCGAAAGCCGCGCGCGCTCGCGCATCGTGCGAATTTTCTGACCGATTTCTTCGGCACTTTGTTGCGTCGCATCCATTGCCTGCCTCCGAAGCCGTCCACTGCCGGCCTTAGGTGGACAGGACAAACCTGTCCAACACACCCTTGTGTGAAAGGTGTTGGTATTAACACTTGCGCGTGTTAGCGTAACCGCATGACGGTTCGCCCAAGCCCAGACATCACGAGAGGCCTCCTAAGCGAGGCGATTCAAATTTTCGGCTCTCAGTCGAAGCTGGCGGCGGCCACCGGCCGCTCTCAAAATGCTGTCTGGCATGCGCTGAAAAACGGCAGGGTATCTGCCGAGTTCGCGATGGCGATCGATGCCGCAACAGACGGTCAGGTTTCACGATCTGCGCTTCGTCCAGATGTGTACCGACCTGTTGCGAGAAAAGCGGGCGCCGCCTGATGCAGAGCCCCTCTCGCCTTCTCCCGCTGCTCCTGCGCCAGACGCCACCACTTCGGGTCGCGCGTCTCTCTCGCCGCGACGCTGCAGGCTCCAGCCGCAACTGCATGGCGGATTGCCCGCAAGATTTCTGCGGACGGCTCCGGTCCGCTGTTCGCCCTGTCCAACATCTCAACCTCCAATCCTGTGAGGCGACATTCGGCCAACACCGATCGCTCGTCACCTTGCACGCACAAGGCTCTTGGCAATGAACGACTTCTCTCCCGCTCTTCTGAAGGCGCACTTCGGCCAGCTGGTCGACGCTGTCGGCACCCAGGAAGCGGCCGCCGCCTTCCTGGGCGTCAGCCGCCAGCGCGTCGGCCAGTTGATCAGCACGGCGAACAACGACCTGCCCACCTGGGCGCAGGTTTGGAAGCTGGAGAATGTCACGAACCAGTCGCTGGTTTTCGCCGCCTTCGGTCGGATGACGGCTGGCGAAGAGGCCAGCGCCGGCGCCCTGACCGCTGCGGTCGAAAGCACCGCCACGGCGACCCGCGCCCTTCAGGCCGTCCACGCGGCCAAGGCCGACGGCATCATCGAGCCGCACGAGGTTGAAGCTGTGCGGGATGCGGCGCGCGACAACCTGATCGCCGCCCAGCGCCAATATGACGAGAGCATGCGTCTGCGCTCGAATGCGGGAGCTGATGCATGAGCCTCGAAGGATATAACCCCACAGGCCAGGCCATGTGGGTTCAGGGTGTTTCCCCTGAAGAAAAACTGCTGCTTCTCCTTATCGCCGTCAACGCCGAAGAGAACGGCTTCTGGCCGCACGCTGAGTTCTCTGAACTGGCCAAGATGGCAGGGATCGTTCAGAGCGAAACGGTCGACCTTCTTCTCGACCTCGAGAAGCGCGGCCTGCTGAAGTGCAGCGTCTTTGACGGGGTCTCGTACGGAGCCCAGCTGACCATCGACGGGACGGAGCCTGAATAATGGCCCAGCCCCTTCACCATGGCCGTTTAGCCCCTCAAAGCGATTGCTCGCGGGCAGACCGAGTTCTCCGCTCCCATCAGGTGGTGAACGATGCTGCGAGAGCGCTCTCCGACGGAACACCGGGCGGTGGCGTCCGAGCCTTGAGCTTCGCCGCCTCGACCCATCTCGCCCTGACGATCGGCCCGGACGAGGCGGGCGATTTTTTCGACATGCTGGCTCGCGTCACCAGAGAGGTCGGAAAGCCGAAGGAGCCGGGCGACGCGGCATGAGCGGCTTTCCTGATTTGCGAGATTTCGTCCTGCGCTGCGGCGGCGAACTGGTGAACGGCGGTCGAGAGGCGCGCCTGCCCGGCCCCGGGCACTCCAAGCGAGACCGCAGCCTGAGCCTGCGCCTGTCTGATGATGGCCGGGTGATCTTTCACGACTTCACCGGCGGTCACAGTTTCCTGGAGATCAAGTCGTACCTCGGCCTAGCCGACGCCGATGACTACACGCCCAATCGATCGGAGCGCGACGCTGAACGCTGCCGGCACGAAGCAGAGAAGGCGCGGCTGGAGGTCGAGAAGCTCGACTTCTGCGCCAGCGTCTGGGCCGACGCGCAGTCAGCGGCTGGGACGGTGGTCGAGCAGTATCTCGCCACTCGCGGTCTAGCGCTGGAGTGCACCGACGTGAGGTTCCACGCAGCCGCCCCGCGCGCTGTTCCGTGGAACCGAATGGCCGATGACCCGGCGCCGCCCGCTCCGCACCCCGCGATGGTCTGTCTGGCGCGGGACGAGCGCAGGGGAGGCCGTGGCCTTCACATCACCTTCCTGAGCCCGAAGGGGCTGAAGGCGTTCGGGCATCGGTCGCGGATCATGGTCGGCCCCATGCTTGGCGCCGCGCTCCAGACAGCCCCTATCCGCCGTGACGGCGTTCTGGGCATCGCGGAGGGCATGGAAACGGCCGGCGCGTTCTCGATCCTTCACGGCGTTCCGACATGGGCGGCGTTTTCCACCTCGGGCATCCGGGGCTTCAAGGTCCCTCACGGGGTCAAGAAGCTCATCATCGCCGCCGATCATGACGAGAACGGCGCCGGACAAAAGGCCGCCGATGACCTTGCGGAACGCGCGCGCAGCCGTTGCGACGTCGAGATCTACCTGCCGAAGAGGGTCGGGGACTGGAACGATGTCCTGCTCCAGCGCGGAGGTGGCGATGTCCAGTAGGGATGATTTTGCGCCGGCACAGAGGATCGCTGGCCCGATCTGGGCGGCTCAGTCCGAGCGCGAGGTTCTGGCCGCCGCCCTCTATTCCGAGCCCTTCCTGGCCGATGCGCGTGAGCGGTTGCGACCCGTGGCCTTCTTTGATCCGGTGCACGGCCAGCTCTGGAAGATCATTTGCGGGCTTCATGACGCCGGATCAGTGATTGACCCAGGCATCATCTCGCACCGCATGGGGCAGGACAGCGCCTTCCTTGAGTGGGGAGGTCGAGGTGCGCTCGCCGATATGGTCGAACTCGCTGACCTGAAAACTGCGCGCTCACACATCAACATCGTTGCCGACCTGGCGACGCGCCGGGCCGTCGAGCGCGTCGGGCGTCGCGCTGCGGAGCATGCGCGAGACACATCAAACGGCTCGGGCGATGACGTGCTGGCCGAGCTGGAGCGAGAAGCCGCCCAGGTTGCTCAGGACAGCAATATCGAGACGGCGTGGATGGAAGCCGGGGCCATGCTCGACATGGCGATTGAGGCGGCGAGAAACCGCAGCGGCGCGGTGGTCTATCCGATCGGGCTCGGCTCGGTCGATGCGAAGCTGCGAGGTCTCAACGCTGGCGAGACTACCGTCATCGCCGGGTGGACCGGCATGGGGAAGAGCCTGGCGGCCCTACAGGTCACCAAAGGCAATGCTCAGGCCGGGCTAGGCGTCGCCTATTTCTCCCTGGAGATGTCCGAGGTGCCCATGGCGATGCGGATGGCCTGCGACGTGCTTTATGACCGCTCGGCGGCTGCCTATTCAGGACGCACGACGAATATCACGATCGACCGCGCTATCGCCGGCGACCTCGATCATCATGAATGGGAGCAACTCGACAGAGCGCGCGACATCGTCAAGCGCCTGCCGATCTCCTTTGACATGCGTCCACCCTGCCGATCTCCTTTGACATGCGTCCAAACCTCACCGTGGCGCAGATCAGGTCGGCCACGATCCGGCTGCACCGCGAATGGCGCCGGCGGGGCATCAAGCCCGGGCCTGTGATCGTCGACCACATCGGCAAGGTTCGCCCCGCCCAGGAACGACGAGGCAACGTGACTGCCGAGACGCGCGATGTATCGAACGACCTGAACGCCATGGCCAAGCAGCTGAACGTGCCGGTGGTCATCCTCTCGCAACTCAACCGCGTCGTCGATCAGAACGCAGGCAAGGACAAGCGCCCGACCATCTCGAGCGTGAAGGACTCGGGCGCGGTGGTTGAGGACGCCCGCCAGCTGATCTTCGTTTACCGGCCTGAGTATTATTTCCGGGAGCCCTTCGAGCACGAAGAAGCCATCGCGAAGGCTGAGCGCTTGGCCGAACTCGAGAAGGTCCGGAACCACTTCTACTGGATCGTCGAGAAGAACTCGAACGGGCCACGCGCCCAGATCATGACCTACTGCAAAGCCGAGTGTTCGGCCGTGAGGGATTGGAACCCATGAACCTCCCTGATCCACTCACGCCCGCCGACTGTGACCTTCGAGGCATGCCGTTCATGGCTCTCGATGTCGTTCGTCTGCTCGACAGCGACTTTATGGCGCTGACTACGGGCGACGAGTTCAAAGCCGGTGTAGCGCTCTGGGCTAAGAGTTGGAACCAGCACCCAGCCGCCTCGCTGCCGAACGACGACCGCGTCCTCGCTCACCTCGCCGGCGTCGACCGCAAGCGTTGGGCGAAGCTGCGCACGATGGCCCTGCACGGATGGGTCAAGTGCTCGGACGACCGTCTTTATCACCCGGTGGTGGCAGAAAAGGCGTGCGAGGCTTGGGCCGACCGCAAGCAGTATCGCAGCGAGAAGACCTCGGACGCCGAACGCAAGGCCCGCGAACGGGAGGAGCGCGGACAGATGTTCGCGGCCCTGAAGGGCGTCGGCCTGTCCTTGGTTTGGAACACCAAAACCGGCGACCTGAGGCGCCTCATGGCCGAACACGGACTTGCCGTCCAGCCGGACAGCCGTGACCAGTCACGGGAACCCGTCACGGACCAGTCACAACCTGTCACACGGACAGTCACGGCTAAGACAGAGACAGGGACAGGGACAGGGAAAGAAGAAAAGAGCTTCGCTCTCGTCGCCGCTGACGCATCGACGCTGGAGGGCAAAGTCAGGGCCGATGAGGTGAGGACTGCATTCGCGGAATGGAACGACCTAGCCAAGCGGATCGGCCTGCCGACCGCTAGGGACTTCACCGACGATCGGCGGAAGAAGATCGCGGGGAGGCTTCGTACGGTCGGCCTCGACGGCTGGCGCTCGGTTCTGGCCACTATCGAGGCCAGCGACTTCTGTCGGGGCGGCGGTGATCGTGGTTGGCGTATCTCGCTGGAAGACCTGTTCCAGACCAAGACGTGGAACAAGCTTCGTGACGGCGGATACGGCTCAGTCCAGCCAGTGGCAGGCGAGATGAAGCCGGAGGTCTGGGAACAACTCGTTCGGATGTGGCGGGCCGGGGAGGGTTGGCCCGAGGCTGCTGGCCCAGCACCCGATCAACCAGGCACTCGCGTTCCCAAGCAGCTTCTCATTCAGCCGATCCGTGGAGCGGCCTGATGGTCGAGCGCATCACGCTGATGCAGCAGCACGCCGTCAACGAGCAGCGGCGCATGGGGCGGACGGACCGTCAGGCCGAGAAGATCGTCGGCCTTACCCACGGCATCCTCTCGCGCCCCTTCATCGTGGTCGACGACCGCGACCCGCTTCCCCGGCGAGGCTCAAGCGCCAGCCCCCGCACCCTTCACCGATACACCCTGTTCTGAAAGGCCCCTCCTCCCATGGGCAAAGCCACGAAACCCCGCCTGAACCCCCGTTCCAAGGGCGGCCGTCCGCGTCAGCAGGGCGAGCGCACCAAGGGCGGCCGCCTGAAGCACGCTCCAAACGAACGCGTCCTGCAGATGCGGGCCATCTTCGGAGTCGACCATATCGGCCAGGCGTTTTCACCCATCCAGATCGCGTTCAAGAACGGCTGGCTGAGCGAAGCCGACTGCCGGACCGCTGCCGAGTTCGCGTCGCTTCACGCCGCCGCCGGCATGGGTCGCAGCAGCATCAGCCTGTCCGCCGGAATGGAGGTGAAGCCGGGAGCGGATACGTCGGGCGATGTGACCGCCGCGTCGTTCTTCGCCACCCTGCCGGATCGCGAGGTCGCGCAGATCTGGGACGCGGTGTTCACCGACGACGGCGGCCCCGCTCTAGGCCGAGAGGAGGCCGCAGCGCGCGCCATGAAGCGCTGGAAGGCAGCCTGCGCCGCCATGACGCCCGATCAGCGCGAAGAGGTGCACAACGTCTGCATCCTCGACAGCTTCCCGCAGTGGGTCATCCAGCGGGCGCACGGGCACATGGAGACGAGCTGGGAGCGGAAGCGTGACCTGCTGATCGCCGGTCTGCGCGCCATCCGGGCAGAGCTTCATCCGCCGAAGGCCAGGGAGCCGATCAACACCGGGGCGCGCGGCGCGCCATCCAGCGCCCCATCCCCTGTTCCGCCCCGCGTCATCGAGCACACGGTTTATGTCGATGAAGACGGCGAACCGCTTCTGGAGGTCGAGCGCGTTGTCCGTCGCCCTGCGGCTTGACAGGCGGATCAAATAGGAAGATAAGCCTAGATGTAGATATGTCAGGGTGGCACGAAATCCTGACCGAGAGACCCCGGAGCATCATGTGGCCGGGGTTTTTCTTATCAGAGTTGATCTCGACAAACGCCGCCCCGCTGATAGCTTCTTCATTATGACTGAGGCAGAGCAGCTACAAAGGGACATCGACACACTCCGAGAGTCGATCCAACGGGGATGGGAAGAGATCGCTGCGTCGGGCGCCAGTGAGGATCGCGAACGCCTTCGTCACCATGTCCGGGTCTGCATAGATGATCTCTCTGGCCTGTTGGTCCGTCTGGAGGCGGAACCCGGTGCCGAGATGCGTCAGACCTAGAAGAACCAGCCTTCAGCAGTTTGACGCCGTGCCACACGGCTCCAACCTCCCTTAAGGGCGAGAGGGCGGCAGGCTTAGGGTTGGGAGCACCTGACCGGGCCTGCCGTCTGCCCTAGATCGCCCGCCCAGGATGTCGCTAAGCTGTCGGGATGAAGGCAGCACAGATTGGCGCAGCGGGCGCCCTACTCGTCCAGTATCGGCTGCTGAAGGCCGGTATCGACTCCGCAGCCATGACGACCGATGACGGCATCGATCTGGTGGCCTACTCTCCGCGGCTTCACCAAGCGCTCACGATCCAGGTTAAGACGAACCTCAAGGCCAAGCCCGGCGGCGGTAAGGGAGCCTTGGCCCTGGATTGGTGGTTGCGGCTCGACAGCCCGGCTCATTTGGTCGCCCTGGGCGATCTGTCGTCAGACTCGATCTGGATGTTCACGCACGACGAGTTCGTCGAGCTGGCCCAGCAGAAATCAGGCGGCCGAGCGCACCTGTATTTCTACGAGATAGCCACAGCCCGAACGCCCGAGAGATCGAGCCCCGCCTTCTTCGAGAAGTACCGCCTCGAACGCCGCATTGACGAGTTGTTTGGCCCGCCCGAGGGGAGATCATCATCGCCCGTCGTCCTGACCACATCGCCGCCCAAGGCACCCAACGCCTAAGAGGCCGCAGAGGCGTAGAGCAACGAACGCGCCGCCTCGCCGCCGAGCCCCTGTGCAGGGACTGCTACGCCAAGGGGATCATCACCGCGTCGACGGTGCCCGACCACATCATCCCGCTGAGCCAGAACGGTCCAGACACGGACGACAACATTCGCTGCCTCTGCGCGGACTGCCACACCAGCAGGACGAGAGAGCAGTTCGGACACGTCCAGGTCAGCCCGGTCGGGGTTGATGGCCGCCCCCTCGACCCGACCCACCCCTGGAACCGGCCCCGCCCGGCCTGACCGCGCCTGATGCGACCGGGTCGCAGGAGGGAGGGGGGAGGTCGAAAGTCCACAGCCCGACGCTCGGACACCGGCGGCCAAGGTCCGTTCGCACCGAAATGGATTTTCAAACAGAAAAGTTGGGGGCACCCCGTAGGGGTGATGCTGCATGAACGTAGTGCCGGGGACGGGCGACATCGTGCCGGAGCCGCACTGGCGCATGCTCCTGACGGATGACCTGGAGGTCGAGGCCGCTGGTGAACACTGGCGCCGGATCACCGCGGAGATGCGCGAGAGGGGCATCCTGTCGCCGTCGAACGGCCACGCGATCCAGCGGCTGGTTCTGGCCTACGTGATCTTCGATCGTTGCTCGCGTGAAGTCGCGGAGCATGGGGCTGTGTCGAAGCCGAAGCGGGGCAACCCCAAGGCCATCGCGCGGATCAGCCCACACTTCACAGCCATGCGGGAGGCCGGGTCGGACGCCGAGCGTCTGGAAGCAGAGCTGGGCCTGTCGCCGCGCCGCCGGGCCGCTGCCGCGAAGGTCGAGAAGAAGGCGAGGACCGCCCGTGCCTCCGACGCGTATCTCACAGTCGCCAAGTGACCCGACGAGCCGGTGGGCTGCTGATGTCGTCGCCGGCCGGATCGTTTCAGGGGAACTGGCCCAACAAGCCGCCGAGCGTCACCTTCGCGACCTGAAGGACGGGGCGAAGCGTGGGCTTTACTTCGACGAGGCGGCGGCGGCGCGCGCCCTGGGGTTCTTCCCCGCGGTGCTGTCGATCACGGCCGGCGCGATGGAGGGCAAACCCTTCACGCTGCTGCCCTGGCACCAGTTCACGGTCGGGTCGCTGTTCGGCTGGAAGATGAAGAGCGGCCGGCTTCGGTTCCGGCAGGCGTGGCTCGAGACGGGAAAGGGGCAGGCGAAGTCGCCACTGATGGCCGGCATCGGCCTCTACCTGATGGGCTGGCACGGGGTGAAGCGCTCCGAGGTCTATGCGATCGGGCAGGATCGGGCGACGGCCAACGTGCTATTCAAGGACGGCGTGGCCATGTGCCGGGCCAACATCCCCGACACACCGGAGGATGAAACCGACAGTCTCGTCAGCCGGGGCGAGGCGATTATCCGAGGCGAAGGCGACAACGCCTGGAAGATCGAGCACCCGGAGACCGGATCAAAGTTTCAGTCGCTGGCGAACGGCGAGGCGATCTCGGGCCCCAGGCCGACGGCGGTGCTGGCCGACGAGATCCACGAGTTCAAGTCGGGTGCTTCGATCGAGACCTGGCAGCGCGCCATCGCGAAGATGCCGGGCGACGCCATGATGCTGTTGGGGACCAACACCCCGGCGACGACGCAGATTGTGGGCACGGCCTACAGCGACTTCTTCCAGAAGGTGCTCAAGGGCGACGTGAAGGATGACGAGGCATTCGCCTTCATCGCTCGCGTCGACAAGGCGGATCGGGAGACGATCTTCGACAACGAGGCGGCGTGGGTGAAGTCGCTGCCCGCTCTCGGCATCACCTTCCCGGTCGAGAACATCCGCGGCGAGGTCAACACGGCGAAGGTGCGGCTTTCGACGGCCATGTCGGTGCGGCGCCTCTACTTCGGCATCCCGACCGGCGCCGTCGACTTCTGGATCGATGAGGCGGCCTGGGCGGCGGTCCAGGGCGAGGTGAACCCGGACGACTTCAGGGGCTGCCCCTGCTGGCTATCGCTGGACCTGTCGAAGAAGAACGACCTGACCGCCCTGACGGCGATCTGGCTTAAGGACGGGAAGCTCTACGCCAAGACCTGGTACTGGACCACGCGGGACGGACTGGCGGATCGGGCCAAGGAAGACGGCGCGCCCTACGAAGAGTGGGTTGAGGCTGGCCACCTGACAGCTGTGCCGGGCGCGGTGATCGACAAGACCTTCGCGGCCGCCGAAGTCGCCCAGCTCGTCGCCGAACACGACGTCCAGTTCCTGGCCTTCGACCCGGCCGGCATCGCCGACTTCATCGACGCCTGCGACGACATCGGCTTCCCGGTGTGGCGCTGGAAAGGGCCGGACGAGCCGGAGGGCGAGGGCCTGAAGCTGATCGCGCACGGCCAGGGCAAACGGGTCGTGTTCGAGGATCGACAACTCTGCATGCCTCGCTCGGTCGAGCGGCTTGAGGACGCGATCCTGACCAAGGCCATCACGGTGGACGCATCCCCTGTGACCTACATGTGCGCGGCGAACGCGGCGCTGGACCACGACGGGCAGAACAACCGGGCCTTCGACAAGAAGCGCTCACGGGGCCGGATCGACGGCCTTGTCACCTTGGCGATGGCGACCGGCGCCGCGCTGTATGCCGAGAAGAAGGAGGCGGGATGGAACGACTACCTCGCCAGCCTGGGGGTGCCAGCTTGATCGGCAAGGCGCTGGTAGCGCTCGGCTTTAAGTCCGCCGACACGGTTCAGCATCTCACCACGACGCGGCCGGATGGCTGGGTCGATAACGTCAACGCCGGGGTTCCCGTCACGGAGACAGGCATCCTCGGCCTGTCGGCGGCGTGGGCCTGCGTCAACCTGTTGGCGGGGACCATCGCATCGCTGCCGATCATGGTCTACCGCACCGACGCGGCGGGCAACCGCGTGCCGGCGCGGGACCACCCGCTCTATCGCGTGCTGCACGACAGCCCGAACTACGACCAGACGTCGCTGGATTTCTGGGAAGGCGGCCAGGCAGCCCTTGAGCTTCGCGGCAACATGCACGCTCGCATCGAGCGCAACGGCGGGCGAATCGTCGCCCTGCACCCGATCTTCAACCCTTCCATCACGCGGCAGTCGAACGGCGCCCTTCGCTATCGCTGGACCGAGAACGGCAAGTCCTTCGACGAGCCGCAAGAGAACGTCTTCCATGTGCGCGGTTTCGGCGGTTCGCCGCTCGGTGGCCTCTCGACGCTGAGCTACGGCCGTCAGGTCTTCGGCCTTTCGCTGGCCGTGAACAATGCGGCGCAGGTTACCTTCGCAAATGGTGTCCGCCCGTCGCTGCTGCTGGTTACTCCCGGCGATAAGACGCTTACCGCCGACCAGCGGAACACTCTGGAGTCCGCCCTTCAGGAGAAGCATGCGGGCGCCATGAACGCCGGAAGGCCGATGCTCGTTGAGGGCGGGATTACGCCGCATACGGTGTCCCTGACGCCCGAAGACGCGCAGATGCTGGAGAGCCGCTCGTTTAGCGTCGAGGAGATCTGCCGCTTCTTCGAAGTGCCGCCTCACATGATCGGACACACCGAGAAGTCCACCAGCTGGGGCACCGGCCTGGAGGAGCAGACGCTCCGCTTCCAGAAGTTCACTCTGCGGCGCCGGTTGAAGCGCATCGAGCAGGCCATCGCCAAACAGCTTCTGACCCCGGCCGACCGCGTCGCGGGCATCGTGGTCGAGTTCAACCTTGAGGGCCTGCTCCGCGCCGACAGCAAAGGCCGGTCCGAATTCTACCAGAAGATGACCCAGATCGGCGCGATGACCATCAACGAGGTTCGCGCCCTGGAAAACCTGCCGCCGGTTCCGGGCGGCGATGTGCCCCGCATGCAGTCGCAGAACATCCCGATCAACATGGCGAACCCGCCAGCGCTCGTCGCCGGAGGAGGTGAATGATGCTTCAGACCAAGGACAGCGGCCTCGGCCTGGATGTCAAAGCCGTTGGCGACGATGGCGTGATCGAAGGCTATGCCTCGACCTTCAACGTCATCGACAGCTACGGCGAGATGGTCGCGCCCGGTGCCTTCAAGGCATCAATCGCCGGCTTGAAGAAATCGAAGCGCGGCTTGAAAATGCTGTGGCAGCACGACAGCCACCAGCCCATCGGCATCTGGGATGATCTTGAGGAAGACGCAAAGGGCCTACGGGTCGTGGGCCGTCTGCTGAAAGATACGGTGGCCAAGGCCGCCGAGGCCTATGCGCTGATCCGCGAAGGCGCGCTGGACGAGTTGTCCATAGGCTATCGCGAGCTGGAGTCGGCGCCGCACCCTGAACAGCGCGGCGTCACCATCCTCAAGAAGCTCGACCTCCGCGAAGTCAGCCCGGTTACGTTCGGCGCGCTCGGCCAGGCCGCCCGCATCGACACGGTCAAATCCATTTTGACGGCGGGCGAAGCCCCGACCGTCCGACAGTTTGAGGACCACCTGCGGGACGCAGGTTTCTCGAAGAGCGCTGCGGCCGCCATGGCCTCAGCCTGCAAGCCGTACCTTCGGGGGGAACCCGAGGCGAAGGCCGATGACGCAATGGACTTCCTCAAAGCCCTGCGCGGCTGACCTCCCTCGCCCGTTCCTGGGCGTCACTCCTGAAACATAGGACCACCACCATGACCATCCGTCACTCCCTGGCGGTGAGCGCGCTTGCGTGCGTCGCCGTCCGCGCCATGTCGTTCCAACCGGCCGGCGCTCCCCTCATGCTTCGCGGCATGCAAATCGCCTACGGCCCCGAAGACGAACGAGGCCAGAAATCCGCAGCCGAGTTGGCCACCGAGTTCAAGGCCGACTTCGACCAGAAGCTGGACGGCGTGAAAGCCCTCGCCGAAAAAGCCGTCGCTGATGCCCAGAAGGGGGTCGATGCCACCGGCGCCCAGAAGGAAGTCATCGACGGTGCCCTGACCGCCATGAACGAGGCCAAGGCCCGTCTGGACGATCTGGAGCAGAAGATGGCTCGCGGCGGCGGCGACCCCGACCAGGGCGAGAAGTCGATCGGCGAGCAGTTCACCGAGTCCGAGGGCTTCCAGAACTTCCAGGCCAGCGGCTTCTCCAAGAGCGCACGCGGCGGCGACATGCAGATCAAGGCCACTCTGACGTCGGCCACGACTGCCGCCGCCGGCTCGGTCGGCGACGCGGTGCAATCCACCCGCCTGCCTGGCATCCTGCCCCTGCCCCAACGCCGCCTGACCGTGCGCGATCTGCTCTCGCAGGGCCGCATGGATGGCTCGACGCTGGAGTACGTCAAGGAAACGGGCTTCACCAATTCGGCTGCCCCCGTGGCCGAAGGCACTCAGAAGCCCGAGTCGGACCTGCAGTTCGAGCTGGTCACGACTTCGGCCAAGGTCATCGCGCACTGGATGAAGGCGTCCAAGCAGATCCTGAGCGACGTGTCGCAACTCCGTTCGGTGATCGACCAGCGCCTGCTCTACGGGCTGGCCTACGCCGAAGAGCAGCAACTGCTGAACGGCAGCGGCTCCGGCCAGAACCTGCATGGCATCATCCCGCAGGCGACGGCCTACGCGGCGCCGATCACCATCTCGGGCGCGACCAGCATCGACATGATGCGTCTGGCCATGCTGCAAGCCGCCCTGGCCGAATACCCCGCGACGGGCCACGTCATGAACCCCATCGACTGGGCGTTCATCGAGACCCTGAAGGACAGCGAGGGCCGCTACATCATCGGCAACCCGCAGGGCACGGCTTCGCCCACCCTGTGGTCGCTGCCGGTCGTGACGACCCAAGCCATCGCGGTCGATAAGTTCCTGACCGGCGCCTTCAAACTGGGTGCCCAGGTCTTCGACCGTTGGGACGCTCGCGTCGAGACCGGCTACGTGGACAAGGACTTCATTCTGAACCTTGTCACGATCCTGGCTGAAGAGCGTCTGGCCCTCGCGGTCTATCGCCCCGAAGCCTTCATCTATGGCGACTTCGGCCGCGTCACCTGATCTCCCTGAAACTGAAAGGCCCGGCGGGATCAAACCTGCCGGGCCTCTTTTCGTGGCGGCCGCATCGGGCGACCGCCTCGCAAGGAGGCTCCCATGACCGAGAAATACAAAGTCACCCGGCAAGTCCTGTTCGACCGCCTGTATCAGGCCGGCGATACCTACGAGGGCAACGCCTCAGAGGTCGCACATCTGGTCGCCAACGGCGTGTTGGTGAAGGCCAAGGCTGAGCAAGCACCGAAGAACAAGGCCGAGCCCAAGGTTGAGAACAAGGCGGCCGGCTGATGCTGAACGTCGTCGTCCTCACGACCGGCCCGCTGATGTCGCTCGCCGAAGCCAAGCAGCACCTGCGCATTGACGGCAACGAGGATGACGCCATGGTCGAGGCATACGCCGACGCCGCCGTCCTTTCCGTGCTGAACCACTGCGACCGCAAGCTCGTCCCGCAGGGCGCAGAACCCGCCTTCAAGGCCGCCGCGCTCCTGATGCTCGGCGACCTCTACAACAACCGCGAGAGCGTTTCTGTGGGGCAGTCGTTCGCCGTGTCGCCGACCATCGGCGCACTGCTCGGCCCTTACCGCATCTACCGCGTCTAGGAGATCGCCATGCGCGTTCGCTTCACCGAACCCTACGACTACACGCCGAGCGAAGAGCCGCGCGTGCTGATTGCTTTCTCCCCGAATGGCGGGGCCGAGAAGGACGGCGCCTACACAGTCCGCCGGGAATGCGGCGAGGCTGCCGTGAAAGCCGGCAAGGCGGTCGAGATCGCCCCGGACCCGCTCGACCACGACGGCGACGGCCGCAAGGGCGGGTCGCTTCCGAAGGCGAAGAAGACTAGTGCCGAAGCCTAAGGGCGCGGGCGACCTGCGCAATCGGGTGAAGTTCCAGCGGCGCGCCGAGGGCGATGACGGGTACGGCAACCCCGTCGAGGGCTGGGTAGACCTAGGCGTCGCGCGCTCGGCCAGCCTGACCCCGACGCGGGGCGGCGAAACCGTTCAGGCCGGGCGCGTGGCCGGAACGGCCTCATGGGATTGCTGGGTCCGAAACGACAGTGGCACGCGCTCTCTTCGAACTGGCGACCGCGCGATTGATACACGTGATGCAGGTCGGACCTTCAACATCGTCTTCATCGGCGACATGGACGGGGACCGCGCCTGGCTTCTGATCCAGATGAAGTCCGGGGTTGTCGATGGCTAAAGGTGGCCTTGAAGGCGTCGAGCGCCTGGCTCGAAAGCTGGCCCGCATGACGCCGGCAGTCCGCAAAGCGGCAGGGCAGGAAGTATTCATGCAGGCCGAAGAGATGGCCGCGCAGATGAGATCGATCGCCCCGCGGGCGGATGAACCGAACGACGGCGAGAAGGTGCGCGATCATATCCACGTGGAAGAAGGCCGCCTCGGGGATGTCAGCTATGTCGTGATCAGCGACGCCAAGGATGCCAAAGGGCGCCCAAAAGCGGCCCGCGTCGAACTTGGGCACAAGGCCAGCAACGGTCGCCATGTCGAGCCCTCGCCTTCATTCTATCCTGTCGTTCGGTCCAGCCAGAAACGAGTGAAGCGCCGGATCACAGCAGCCATGCGCCGCGCGATCAAAAAGGAGGCGGGTTTGTGATCGACGCCCAGCTTCCCCTCCAGGCTGCGGCCGTGTCCGCCTTGAAATCTGACCCCGCGGTTTCGGCCATCATCGCCGGTCGAGTCTTTGATCGCGCACCGGCGGAACCGGGGCCAAGCTACATCACTCTGGGCGCCTCGCAGTCTGTCGACGATAGCGACGCCTGCCACAGCCTCGTCACCTGCTTCATGGACGTGGACTGCTGGTCTGAGGCTGTCGGCTATCCCGAGGTGAAGCGACTAGGCGCTGCGGCTGCGAGGGCGCTGGACGCCGAGCTTCCCGTCGCAGGCTTCCGCATCGTCATGCGCCGCGTCGAGCGCGTCATCTATCAGCGCGAAGCAGACGGGCTGACCAGCCGGGCGATCATTCGCCTGCGCTACGACCTTCAGGCCACGGCCTGACACAAACCCGGCATCCGCCGGCCAACCGCCCCTAGTGGGCTTCACGACAAGGAGGGTCCGCCATGCCGGACAACTACGTCGAGGTCGTCTCCGGCGAGTCGATCCTCGTGCAGATCGGCGATGGCGCCGATCCCGAAGTCTTCGCCCATGACTGCCTGATCAATGGATCGCGCGCTCTGAACATGACGGCGAACGTGAAGGAACAGACCGTGCCGAACTGCACGGATCCGTCGAAGCCGGACAAAACGGTTCGTCGCGTCGACAACACCGACAGCACCATTTCAGGCGAGGGCAAGCTGCATTCGTCGTCCACGCTGACCTGGCTGAATCGTATCGGGACGGTGCTGAATATCCGCGTGCGTCAGGCGGGTGTCTGGAGGGTTGCGGGCGAGTACATCCTGACCGAATTCAACATCACCGGCCAGGCGCGTGAATACGCCACGGCCTCGGTGACGCTGGTTCAGGCCGACGCCCCGACCATCAGCGCGGACGTTCCGTAATGAGCCGGGCCGCCCGCTTCACCGGCGCCTTCGGCGACGGCAAACATGACTTCCAACTCAATATCGCGGAGCTGGAAGAGCTGCAGGAACTGACCGACGCCGGTCCGGAAGAGGTCTTTCTGCGCGTCACCGAGGGCCGGTGGCGGGTGGCCGATATCCGCGAGACGCTCCGACTTGGCCTGAAGGGCGGCGGTATGGAGCCTTTGCGCGCTCGCGCGATGATTGATCGCTATGCCGCCGCCGGTGCGCTGGCCTCACACAAGACGCTGGTCTCCGCGATCCTGGCGGCGGCTATGCTCGGTGCGCCGGACGAGGACGATGCGTCGGGGGAGACAGAGGGGGAGAGCGACCGCTCCCCCGACGAAAGCTCCGGTTCGCAACATTCTACCAAATCGGCGGCGCCCTCGGCTTCACGCCGCAGGAAGTCGGCCGCTGCTCCATCTGGCAGCTGATGGCCGCCTATCGCGGCTGGCGGAAGGCCAACGGCAGCGATGACAAGGGCGCCGCGCCGTCTGACGCTGAGTTTGAGGCTGCGGTTGCAGCGGGCGTATAAATACCGGTAGCCTCACCCGCTGATTGGAGGGGCTGAGATGAAACGACTGGTCGTTCTTGGGTTGCTGGGGCTGACGATGTCTGGTTGCGGTGGCAGCAATTCGAGCGACCGCGGCCCTAGTGACGCGGAGTTGGAAGTCTATGCTCAAGGCGAAATCAGGGAGCGCCTCAAGGACCCGAAATCCGCTGAGTTCACGAATGTTCATGTTTATCGAGGCGGCGGCGTAACTGCTGTTTGCGGTTACGTGAACTCTAAGAACTCGTTTGGCGGGATGACCGGGCGCCAGAGATTTATTGTGGCAGGCGTGACGGTTCTGGAAGAAGAAATGGAAGACGGCGGCATGCAAGACGTCTGGTCTCGCTTCTGCCGTTAGCGCTTAAGGGCGATGCTCACGAGCCTGCGGATGGCTTCCGGCCTTGTGGGCTCAGGAGTTTGCTGCGCGCGCCAATCATCAATCGCAGCAAGCTCCACCGGAGGCACGCGAACGGTGATGGGGGTCGCACCCACCGGCGGCCTCCCGATCTTTTTTCTGATGTTAGAAACGCTTGACGTCATGCATTTCTAATGGCAGAAAGGTCGGGCCAAGGCAAGGGTTGCAGCCCAAGCCGAGGCCCTAACCGCAACGGATCGGATGAGGATCACGTCATGGCTATCGAAGCCCATACCACACGCCGCGCGCTGTTCGCCATTGCATCAGCCGCGACTTTGCTACCTGCCGCTGCGATGGCGGCTCCTGTCGCTACAGAATGGGACAGGTTGATTTCAGCGGTCGCGGTGATCGATCCGAGGCTGGAAGAGAAGGCTCGAAAGGCCCAGGCACAAGGTATGCGGCCCGACGAGCTCACCTTGGTCTTTGCTCCCAAGGACGGCACAGAACCTTTCCTGACATTCCGCAGGGAGTTTGGCGAGGGCCACGGCAACTACACCTTCGGTCTGGAGGCGAATTGATGGCCCTCGCTCCGAAGAAAACAACGGCGGTGGAGCTGCCGCCTCTGAACCTCCAGACGCTGGACATTCCGATCATCGGCGACAGCGGCCTGATCTGCCATGCGTGGTCGAAGAAAGCCCGCCAGCAGATGCTGGACAAGCAGATGAAAAAGGCCGCGCAAGGCAAGGCTGCGAAGGATCCGTGGCAGGACTTCTGCGAGACCCTCTACTGGCTCGACGGGATGCCTGAGAAGCCGACCGAAGAAGACGTGATGAAGGGGCGTTTCGGCTTCCCGGCCGTCGCGTTCAAGTCGGCAGCGATCACGGCCGTCACCAGCACCGGCGGGATGACCAAGGTCATGGCCCGACAGTGCTTCCACATCCTCGGCGAATACGTCGAAATCCTCGGCCCGCCGCCGTCGATGCGTGAGGACATGGTGCGGGTCGGCATGGGCACGGCGGACATTCGCCACCGCGCCGAGTTCGAGACCTGGGGCGCGATCCTGCGGGTGCAGCACAACGCCAACGTCCTGTCGGCGGAACAGGTGATCAGCCTGTTTGAAGCTGGCGGGTTCGGCGTCGGCATCGGCGACTGGCGCCCTGAGAAAGACGGGGTGTCCGGCCGCTTCCATGTCGCCCGCGACGGGGAGGTAATGCCATGTCGGTGAGATATGCATGGCGGCCCGGTTCGCGGGTCAGTATCGACGCAGAGAAGGCCGGGCGAGAGCTAGCGGGCATCGAGCGGAAGGAGGGCGAACTGACGCCCTCCAACGTCTTGGATCGCGCCCGCAGCGCCAACAGTTCGCTGCACGATCACTTCGAATGGGATGACAGCATCGCGGCCGAACAGCATCGCCTGTCGCAAGCGGGCGAGTTGATCCGATCCATCGTTGTGGACGTGAGCCGTTCGAACGTGGAGCCGCCGAAGCCGACGCGGGCTTTTGTGTCGGTCGAGCGCCAAGGCAGCCGGTCCTACGTCGGTGTCGCAACCGCAATGTCCGATGCGGATTTGCGTCGACAGGTTCTGGAGCGGGCCAAGGCCGAACTGAGGGCGTTCCGCGAGCGGTATTCAGACCTTCAGGAGTTGGCGGCGATCTTCGCCGCGATGGATCGAATAGCGGCCTGACGCCCAAGAGTTACGGCGCGAGTTCTCTCACCAACCGCGCGGCGCGAAAGCGCATCAGGGCAGGCAAGGCTAGGCGCGGCGGGGCGCGGTTAGGTACGGCTCCGCGGGGGGGGGGAGGAGGGGCGCCCTTTCGGGGCGGGGGG